CAGGTGCCGGCGGGTTATATAATAACGACGGTGGCGGTGGCTCAGGTGGTGAAGAAGGACAAAATGGATTAGGTGGTGATTTTGGTGGAGGCGGATCAGGATCTAACTATACTGCTAATCCAGCTCAAGGTAGTGGACAAGCAGGTGCTCCGGGATATGTTAGAGTTTTATATCCAGGAACAAGTAGACAATATCCGGCAACAAGAACTGTAAATGAAGCTGCAGTTACTGGCACATATGACACATTAATTGCTAGTGACACCAACATTGAAGAAAGCGCATCTGAAGTTGACGAAGCTAAAGTAATTTTCACTCTTAGTACAACTGATGTTCCAGAAGGTACTACTGTAGGTTATACTATTACAAATGTATCAGGTACAGTAAATGATTCTGACTTTTTAAGTAGAGATGCTTTATTTACTATTGGAGCAGATGGCTCTGCAACTGTTACTATGAGAGCAGACGGAGACTTTGCAACTGAAGGAACAGAATCGTTTAAGATTACACTAGCGGCCACAGACAGTATAGGAAATGATACAGACAGTTTACAAAGTCCTACAGTTTCGATATCTGATGATTACGTAGCAACAATATATAATAGTATTGCACTTGATAAGTCAACATATAACGAAGGCGAAACTATTACTATTACAGTTAACAAAACAGGAAATAATAGTATTAGTACTACAGTTAGTTATACTATAAGTGCAAGCGGCTCCGGAGATTTTAACCAAACAAGCGGTGTATTAACATTATTAGATGGATATACATACGAAGGTTCACCTTATTCAGCAAGCAAAACAATTATTACATCAGACCTAACAACTGAAGGTGCAGAAACATTAACAGTTACACTAGGAGCAACAGACAGTAATGGAAATGCTACTGGCGGGTTAAGCACTACAGCAACAATAGTTGATAGTAGTACTACACCAAGAATACCAGGTACTGGATTAGTAAGAACTATCTCAATGCCAAGTAATGCACAGGGATGGTATGGCTTGGGTTACCTCTTTGGTGGAGTTATAGGAGGTGATAATGATTTTATAATTACAGGCAGTAGTGGAAATGGAACAAGTGCTGTAAGTGGTACTCCAGTAAATCCAAATTCAGGACAAGTTGCTATTTTTAATAGAGCTACAGGAGCATTAGTAAGAATTTTTAATAGTCCTACAACTAGCGAAACATACGGAGCATTATCTAAATTTGGTTACGCTGTAGATATTACAGAATATAATGGATACAAGTATGCATGTATACTTGCACCAGATTATAGAGATGCAAGTAACGTAGCTAAACCAAGATTATACATATATGAAACATCAGACGGTTTTGCAAATATTACATTAAGTAGAACTGTGGAGTTTACTGAATACACATCATACGCCGGAGCACCACAGAGTCTTGGACAAGGCAGAAAATCTTTTAAAGCCTTCGGTCAATATATAGTAATTGGTGACTATAATTATAGCACCACTGGATTATGTAAGTATATTGATCTAGCTGACATCTACAGCAATAGTACAGCTGCAACAATTGACGATTGGACAGGATGGGCTGTTGGTACTAACGGAACCTATATTGGGTATACTGATCCAAACTTTGACGGACAGTATGGGGGAACAACTACAGCCCAAGAAGGTAGATTTTCTGTAATTACTCCTTCAACTGGTGCTGTAAGAGTATCTAGATCAGCATCAACGTATTCCGGGGGATATACAAATAATAGAGCAGATAATTGGTATCTTGGAGCCGGGATTGCATTAACAGCAAACAGAGTTTGGTTTACTTCATCAGGTGATGATTATAGCGGATATACAGATGCTGGAAGATTAAGAAATATTTTATTTACTGGAGGGTCCGGAGCAACAATAACCAATCCAACAGTAACTAGCACATCAAATGACGGATTAAATTACAACAGTTTTAGAGGACTTGATGCTAACGGTGATAATTATGCTGTAATGGTTTGGAGTGATCCATATGGTATTGCAGGACAAAGTGTTAGAGTTTATAACGAATCTGGGACAGTGCAAAAAACACTAGTACCACCTAGTGGCTTTAATTGGGATGAATACGGAAACGTTGTTATAACATCAGAACACTTGTATCTAGTTAGAACACCAACTGGCGGCGGCACAGCAGTAATAGATGTATATTAATAAATACAATAAGAGAGGTTTACAATGGCAATAAATTATCCAAATGCTCCAACAATAGGCGAAACCCACATAGTTGGTAATATAACATGGACTTGGGATGGAACAGCTTGGTCAATTCAATCAACGTCAGGTGGCGGTGGTGGTGGCGGAGGCTCTTATTCTAATACAGACGTTGACACCCACTTACAAACAAGTACAGCTTCATCAAGTGAAGTACTTAGTTGGGACGGCGCAGGCTATGACTGGGTTGCACAATCCGGTGGTGGAGGTGGAGGCGGTGCCTCTGCAATTAATGACCTAAGTGATGTAAACGTTTCAAACCCACAAGACAATGAAGTTTTAAAATATAGTTCAGGAGAATGGGTTAACGGAACAGATGCTACAGGTGCCGCAGGAACTGTTGCATTTACTGATTTAACTGATGTGCCAACAGGACTTACACCTGCTAACTTTTATGAATCAGCAATTACAACTTTTAGAGTTGATAATAATAGTGCTTCAGCGTATACATTTAACAGTCATTATACTGGTGACAATCCTACTATATATGTTATAAGCGGAACTACAGTAGCTTTTGATTTATCACAAATTAGTGGTCACCCATTCGAAATACAGGACAGTACAGGGTCAGCTTACAGTACCGGACTTGTACATGTAGCTACAGACGGCACAGTAAGTACTGGTTCGAATGCTCAAGGAAAAGATTCAGGAGTGTTGTATTGGAGAATACAAGAAAGTTTAAGTAGCCCACCTAACTATAGATACCAATGTACATCACATTCATTAATGGTTGGCCCAATAACAATTAAAAGATTAAGTACTCTTTAAGAAAACTTGTAAACTATACCTTAGTCGTTGTATCTCAACAACATTCTCTCTTAGTGTATGAGGATCAATATTTCCGTCATGCTCACTAGCATGTCCATTATTAATTAAAACAACGTGGCTTTTTAATTCCTGCAACATTTTTTGTGCTTGTCTTTTAGTTTTATCAAATGTAATTTTAGAAATTTGTTGTTCAAATTCTGAAAATTCGTTTTGGAATTTTTTACTATTATTTAATGATAGCATTATTCTTCCTTTGGAGTAGGTCTTAACTGAAAGAAATCTAAACTAGGATCTTTGTTACTTGTTTGCGTAATACTGCCACCGTCCATTACACTTTCTAAACCAATCGGCATACAAGGTGGAACATGGAAAACACTGCCTTCTTTAATTTCTTTTTCGTAGAGCATACCATCAGCTGTGTCGATCCAAGCAATTTTAAAATTGCCACTGTTTACAAACCAAGACTTTTCAGTAGTTTTATGAAAGTGCATTGGCAAGCCACTTCCTACATTTTCAAATACTAAAATCTTTGATATATAATTATCAGTTTTAGCCCAAGTTGCTTCGTATCCAAAACTACTTTTATCTACATTTTCGTTCATAATAAATCCATTACTTTAAATATTGTTTCTAGTTTAGTTTGATTTACCTTATTAGTTAAGGTATTTTTTAAGCCATTGTGTAAGGGCTTTGGCCAGCTTTTAAATGTAGTCCAGGCATATCCATTATGTTCGTTATTTAGATTAGGAAGAAATTCTTTATCTACAACACATAGGAATGTATGAAAATGAAACTTATCATCGTTACTAATAAATGTTTCAAGTGGTATAGTTTTCTTTATTTCAATTTCGCCAATTTCTTCAAATATTTCTCTACGCAGTCCTTCCCAAGGAGTTTCTTTTTCTTCAGTAGTACCGCCAACTAGACCCCATACGTCTTTGGCTCTGCCTTGTGTTCTGTGTAATAATAAGAATCGTTTTGTTGATCGTGCATATACTAATGCACCACTACATATGATAATTTTACTGTTCATACTAGTAATTATCTTAGTACGCTAGTCTCCATGTACCGTTTTGGTATTCACCGTCATAGGCTAAAATCCAATCGTTGTTTTCGTACTTATATTGCTTACCTGTGTTAAGGTTGGTTGTATAAACAACCGTACTATCATCAGTACTAGCATCAAATACAATATGCCAACTAGATCCGTCCCATTCAATGATATCTCCAGCGTCTGCAACAAATTCACTACCATCGTTGTTTTTCCAAGCATCTGGTCCATCATATGCAACGTCTTGTGCGTTAGCACTATCATTAATTTTATCAAGTATTAATATTCTAGGATTACTAGACTTTAAATCTGTTGGATTTGTTTTATACGGATTTATAATATAATCAATTTTATTCCTATCACCATTTGGCCCATGCATTACAGTATCAGCAGGGAAACTATCAGCGTCCCAAGAAATTGTTAATTCATATTCGTCTAACGGATTAATAACTGCAGTACCTACTAATTCGTTTGCAATATCAGTACGTCTTAGTCTTAATTCTGTTACACCACTTTGGAAGTCAAACGGCATACCTTTGGTATATCCAGTCCAAGTTTCAGCACCTACAACACCTTTGTTAATAAGTTTAGCAGTTGTGCCAAGTACTAATATTCCATAATTGTCGTGTCCTGTTGTAACTAGCGAATCAACATCTGTTTTTAACATGCCCTCGCTTAAAATTTGTTCTTCAATTTCACCTGTGCCAGTAACAGCAATTCTAGTTGTTATGTCACTTTGTGGAACTGGTGCATCGTCATATGCTTGCGAAGTAGGTCTTGCAAGATCTAAATCAATAGTACCTTTGGTTTCGTTAAAGATACTTTGAACAACTTGTGTAATAACACCAAGGCGTTTTACTTTGACTGGAGGTGAAATATATATTGGTGTGTTAAATGTCATAGTTGCAACATCAATTTCGCTATCAACACCAACTGGAACGCTTCTACTACTAAAGGTTAATGTTTCTAAATTAACTACACTTAAACTTGTCCAATCAATGTAGTTGTCTGTGGTTTGTATTTCTAAACTAGGATTAAACAACATTAATATTTGCTCTAGTATTTGTAATTTTTGATCTGTATTTGTACTCCAAATATCCACATTAACTGTAAGGGTATATGGTGTAGGCATTAATCTTTCAACTGTGTAATTCTTGCCTTCTTTGTTTAAGTATTCATTGCCATCAGTATCATATGCTTGTTCACGTATGTTAACTTTATTAATATAACTTGAATCAGCAAGTCTTGCTGTATCCATAGCTAGTCCGGTAATATATACAGCCATACGTGGCGCACTTGGAATTTTGTTTTCGCTATTTTCACGGATTATGTTTGCCACTTGTCGTGTAAGATCGCCGTACATAACAGGTATTTGTGTTAGGTTACCTTTGCCGTCTTTGTAACTAAAGTTACTCATGAGGCGAACCATCTGTGTTATGTATCTTCTTATTTGTCCATCATAGAAATGTTGCATTATTTGCCGTTACCTTTGTAATTGTTTATCATGTCAACCCAATACTGTGGAAGTGGAACACCTATCATCTCATCTCTGCCACCAGTAAAACTATCAAATAGATCAGCCATTTCACTGTCACTTAATCCATTTGCCTTCCCTATTACTGTGGCCTGCTTTAGATGAGTTTTAGTTAGTGGATCTCCAACTTTGACCGGCTCAATTTTTCCGTTATTTGGTACGTTATCAGAAATATACCTGTCTAACTCTTGCGATAACCAAGCTGACTTTAATCTTGATCGAACTTTATTTTCTAAAGGCATAACAAGTTGTAATTGATTAGGGCCAGCTGTAACTTTTTTGATTGGTCCTATCTGATATGAAGATCCATACTTGGTTCCAAAATATCCTCCAATTTTAGTTGGCGAAATTCCAAACTCTTGACTGCCTATATTTAAAACAACTCCCATATGCCATCCATGTCCTGGACGCGGATCATGCCCAACATAAGTACCTTTTATTTTAAATTTTTCTATATCATGCCAGCCCATTGAACCTAAAAAGCGATTACCGTATATTACATATCCTATTTTTTTCATAACATCATTTATTTGATCTAGAACTATTCGTTGGTCTGAATTAAATCCACCTAGGTCAAATTTAAAATCGTTTATAATATCGTCATCCATTTTACTTTTGTATTTTTTTAGGTATTGTTTTAATATTTCTGACAGATGTGCGCGAGTTTCAATTCGTTTTAATGCATTTATTAATCTTGTTTCGTCTGTTCCCATTCCGTCAAGTGCTTCATAAACTTCATCAGCAATATCAGGTGCTGATCCAGCTTGCTCGCCGCTTAGACCACTTTCGCCTTCTTCTCCAGACCCTGTAGATCCACCTTCTAAATCACGTTCTATTGGTTTTTTATAACCGGGAACTGTTCCTATAACCTTTTCTGGATTGTTAGGATCACGTAAGGTCCCGTCGTCATAAATTAACGGTAATACTTCACCAGTTTCGTCATTCTTTCCGTCTCGGTCTTTGTCAACAGTTTTGCTTCGCTTTGTATTATAGTCCATAGCAGCTGTAGCATTATTATCCAAAAACGTAAAAGTCGGTTGGTCTTTTTGTTGTTTCTTTGTCATTGCAGCTATCTCATCGTCAGTCTTTTCAGCTGCTGGATCTACTTGGTCAGCACTAGGTAACTTGATAGCATCGTTATTTGTTTCTGGTTGTACTTTAGGGGGTTTAGGAAGTGGTGTTGTATCTAATTCTATACTATCTGCATCTTGTGGATCAATCTCACCTTTTTTGTCATCTTTCTTATCGTCTTTTTTATCAGGCACTCCATCAGGATCAAGTTCATCTGTTTTTAAAACGTTAAAGTCATAACCGTCAATTTTTCCACCATCAGCTCCTACTACATAGAATGTTTTAAATTGTTTATTAGGAAATTTTCTTTTTGCCATTTTTTTAATAGCAGCAGCAAACCTCGGAGCATCCATATGCTTTTTTAAAATATCAGTAATTTCATATTTGTCGCCATCGATATATACCACAATAACTGTGTACTTGTCAGTATCTTCTTTAAGTTTTTTTTCTATTAATTTAATATCTAAATATTTCATTTAATTTCCTAGTTACAACAATGAAGGATCAAACGGATCTGACGGTATCACTTTGTCTGGCTCTTTATCATCTTTTTCTTTTTCTTGACGTTCTTTTTCTAGACGCTCTTGTTCTAAACGATCAGCTTCTTCTTTAGCTTTAGCAGCTTCTTCTTCAGCTTCCTTTTCGGCTAGTTCATCCTTCTTGCGTTGTGCTTCTTCAGCTTTGCGTAATTCATCAGCTTCTTTTTCACGTTGTATACGTTCTTTTTCTAAACGATCTGCTTTTTCTTGTGCTTTACGTTCAGCTTCTTCTTCAGCTTTTTTCTCAGCTTCAGCTTTTTCTTTAGCTTCTTCATCTGCTTTACGTTCAGCTTCGTCAGCTTTACGCTGTGCTTCGTCGGCTTTGCGTTGTGCTTCTTCAGCTTTGCGTTCTTCTTCGGCTTCCTTTTCAGCTAGTTCATCAGCTTTGCGTTGTGCTTCTTCAGCTTCTTTTTTAGCTTTCTCATCTTTCTTACGTTGTGCTTCTTCAGCTTCTTTGTCTTTGTCAACTTCTGTATTGTCTTTTTTAGGAGGCAAATTTGGAACTACAACAGTACCCGGTAAATCGTCAAATTCTTTGTCAGGGTCGTCCCATTCATCGTCTTTCTTATTGTCGTCTTTCTTAGGTTCAACCTTAGGTTCAACTTTAGGTTCAACTTTCTTAGGGTTTAATTTTTTGTCTAAAAGATCTTTAGTTTCTTGATCAGTTATATCATTAAGTTTTGGATTAGCATCAAGTATT